TAATGGCGATATTGAAATTTATGCTATACCACAATTAGCTGCTGAAGATGATACAACATTCCTTCCTGCATTTAAAATGGATGCTAATGGAAAAGCAATTCCTCAATTTAGTAAAGACGAAATGAGAAAAATGTTAAAAGATGATATGATGTTCATCTTATAAAAAAGAAATAATGATAGATTACGTTACGTTAAATATTTTATTAGTAAAAAAATAAAAACATACAGTTCGATTCATAGCCGGACGATTTAAAATTTAAAAAAGGAGCTGTGGCCCAATCATTTGGTTGGGTCACTTTTTTTTCGTATATTAACCAAAAACAAAAAATAAATATGACTAAAGTAGTAATTGTAGGAGCAGGCGTTGCAGGTGTAAATGCCGCTACAAAATTAGTAGATAATGGATTTGATGGAAAAATTACCATTATTGATATGGGATTAGATCCTTATAGAAGACCAGCAGCAGACGTAATGAGAGGTTTTTTAGGAGCAGGTGGTTGGTCAGATGGTAAATTAACTTATCATACATCCATAGGGGGACAGTTGTCTAAATATACAGGTGATGAAAAAGCAATGGAATTATTTGATCAAGTAATTGATAATTTTAAACGTTTTCATCCTAAACCAGAAGAAGTACAATGTTCAAACCCCATAGCAGAACCTGATTTTATTAAACCACATTTTGGTTTAAGATTATTCCCTGTATGGCATGTTGGAACCGATTATCTACATGAAATTGGTAAGAATTGGTATGATTATTTAGTATCTAAAGGTGTAGAATTTATATGGGAAACTAAAGTCACTGACATTGATTTTGATAAAAATATAGTAAAATATTCAGAAACTAATGCACATGCAGATTATTGTTGGGAAGATTATGATACATTAATATTTGGTGTAGGTAAATCAGGAATTGATTTTGGTAAACAATTAGCAGAACAATACAAATTACCTACAGAACCAAAATCAGTACAAATTGGAGTACGTTTTGAAGCACCACAAAAACACTTTCAAAAATTAATTGATATTAGTTATGATTTTAAATTATACCAAAAGTTTGAAGAAAAAGGTGTATCATTAAGATCATTTTGTACAAATAATAATGCAGCTTATGTGGCTGCTGAACACACCTATGGTGATGTTAGTTACAATGGACATGCTAAAAAAGACGAATCATATAGAAACGATATGACTAATTTTGGTATATTAATGGAAATTAGAGGTATAGATAAACCATTTGATTGGTCAAGAAAAGCAGTGGATAAATTACAACATGAGGGTGTAGGAATGTTTTATTCACCATCACAAAGAGTTCCATCTAAAACATCAGAAGGTGATTATGTAGAATGTCATGTTGTAGATAGTATAGACATTTTATATGATGCAATTGGAGATTATGCAATACACATTGAAGATTTTATTAATGATTTAGAAAAAGTATTTCCAACATTAGGTAAAGATTGGGGCATTTATATGCCTGAAGTAAAATATTTATCACCAGAACCATTAGTTAATTACAATGATTTAAGTCTTACTAGGTTTCCTAATGTACATTTTGTAGGTGATGCATTATCAGCAAGAGGCATAACAGTATCAGGAGCACAAGGAACATTAGTAGCAGAACAGTTATTAATATTAAAAAAGGAGATAAATGATTTTTTAGAATGGGCAGATGAGCCAGGATCTTGGTCTGAAGAAGATGATAAAATCTATACTATAGGTGGTTTAACTAATGATAAAGAAGGATCATTTATGAAATTTGTAAAAAATAAAAATAAATAATATGACTAATTTAACAAAAAAAGATAAAGAAAAAGCTTTAGCAGAAGAAATACAAAATATTAAAAAATGGTATAATCCTAAAGCTAAAGTTAGAAGAGTAGCTAAAATTGAAGAAGATGGTTCTAAAACTATAGCTCTAGCCTTACAAATGGGTGATAGAACAGTATTTCATAGTGAAGAAGGTCCAGCTTTAATTAATAAAGAACAAAAAATAAAAGAATATTATTTAAATGGAATTGAATTTACTTATGATGATTGGAATGAAATAATGAAGGGTAAAGAGGGATTACCATGGTATAAAAAACCAGCACCTAAAGGACAAAACCATAGAAATTAAGAATATGAAAATAGGATTTTGTGGAACAATGAGTGTAGGAAAAACTACACTAGTAAATGCTTTAAAAGAATTACCTGAATTTAAAGATTATCATTTTAGAACAGAACGTTCTAAACATCTAATGGACTTAGGTGTACCATTAAATACAGATAGTACTTTAAAAGGACAATTAGTTTTTGCTTCTGAAAGAGCAGTTGAATTAATGCAAGAAAAAATTATAACTGACAGAACAGTTGTTGATGTTATGGCATTTTGTGAATTATCTAAATCAATGGAAGCACATGAAAAACATTATTTAAGTGCTACTTTATATTATCTTATAAAAGAATATGATATTTTATTTTATGTTAGTCCTGAGGGAGTAGAAATAGAAGATAATGGTATTAGAGAAACAAACGCAGAATATAGAGATGCAATTGATAAAAAAATTAAATCAATTGTGAGAATGTTTAGAGGTAATACTATTACAATTAGTGGTACTGTAGAAGAACGTATAAAACAAGTTAAAAACGCAGTAGCTCAATATGTATAACATATAATATGGCTCAACCAAATATAAAACAAATCATAAAACAGGAGTACATTAAATGTGCTAAAGATCCTGTATATTTTATGAAAAAATACTGTTGGATTCAACACCCAACAAGAGGTCGTGTACAATTTAATTTATATCCTTTTCAAGAAGGTACTTTAAGATTACTTCAAAAACATGATAGGAGTATTATTCTTAAGTCTCGTCAGTTAGGTATTTCTACTTTATCCGCAGGTATTTCATTATGGATGATGATTTTTCAAAAAGATAAATCTATACTTGTAGTCGCAACAAAACAAGATACAGCAAAAAACTTAGTAACAAAGGTAAAATTTATGTATGATGAATTACCTTCATGGTTACAAATTGGATTTACAGAAAATAATAAATTAGCATTACGACTAAAAAATGGCTCTCAAATTAAAGCAGTATCTGCAGCAAGTGATGCTGGTAGATCAGAAGCAATTTCTTTATTGATTATTGATGAGGCTGCTTTTATTGAAACAAATAAAATAGATGAAATTTGGGGTTCATCACAACAAACACTATCAACAGGGGGTAGAGCAATTGTACTATCTACACCAAATGGAACAGGTAATTTTTTCCATAAAATGTGGACTAAAGCAGAAGAAGGAACAAATGGATTTGTTCCTATTAAACTACATTGGTCAGTACATCCAGAAAGAAACCAAGAATGGAGAGATAAACAAGATGATGAGTTAGGTTTAAGAATGGCAGCACAGGAATGTGATTGTGATTTTACAACATCAGGACACACAGTTTTTGAAAATGAACTTATGAAATTTATTGAAGAAACTAACATATGTAATCCCTTAGAAAAAAGAGGTATAGAAGGAGGATTACATATTTGGGAATATCCAGATTATACAAGAAAGTATATAATAACAGCCGATGTTGCTCGTGGTGATAGTAAGGATTATTCTGCTTTTCATATTATAGACATTGAAGAGTCTAAACAAATAGGTGAATTTAAGGCACAAATTGGTACTAAAGAATTTGGTCATATGTTAGTTGCAATGGCAACTGAATATAATAATGCATTATTGGTAATTGAAAATGCTAACATAGGTTGGAATACAATTCAAGTAGTAATAGATAAAGGTTATAATAATTTATATTATTCACCTAAAGGAGAAGCAGCAACAAATGCAGATGCATTTTTAGCTAAAGGATATGATATAACAGATACAACAAAAATGGTACCTGGTTTTACAATGTCAATGAAAACAAGACCATTAGTAATAGGAAAATTAGATGCATATTTAAAAGATAAAGCAATTACCATTCAAGGAAAAAGAACATTAGAAGAAATGAAAACTTTTATTTGGTTAAATGGAAAACCAGAAGCCCAAATAGGATATAATGATGATTTAGTAATGTCTTTAGCAACAGCATGTTATGTAAGAGATACAGCACTTAAATTTGCTCAACAAGGATTAGATATAACAAGAGCCACAGTAACAAATTGGCAACGAGATACTACTCCAGGTATTTTTACTGGAGGTATAAATAAGAAAAACACAGGATGGACACAAAATTTAGGAGAACAAGGAGAACAAGATTTGACTTGGCTTCTTGATTAATATGTATTAAAAAACAACAAGATGGCACAAGATATTAGTATTTTCACAAGATTAAAACGGTTATTTTCAAATGACGTTATCATTCGTAACGTTGGGGGAAAACAACTTAAAATTATGGATACAGGTAGGATCCAAAAATATGGAAACCTAGCAACAAATTCACTCTACGATAGATTTACTCGTATGCATAAACCTGTAGGATCTTCATTACAGTATAACCCTACGTTAAATTATCAGTCAATGCGACTACAGCTTTATAGTGATTATGAAGCTATGGATCATGATCCTATTATTGCATCTGCTTTAGATATTATAAGTGATGAAACAACTACAAGAAATGAATATGGAGATGTTTTAAAAGTAAATTCTTCAAACGAAAATGTAAGAAAGGTATTACATAATTTATTTTATGATGTTTTAAATGTAGAATTTAATTTAGCTACATGGGTTAGAAATATGTGTAAATATGGAGATTTTTATTTAAAAATGGAGGTAAGTGAAAAATTTGGTGTTTATAATGTTATTCCTCTTTCAACTTATGAAGTAGTAAGAGAAGAAGGAACCGACCCTGACAACCCATCTTATACTCGTTTTACAATGGACCCAAATGGTTTAGCTAGTGGTGCAACCAATACAATTAGACGAGACCAATTTACATTAGAAAATTATGAAGTTGCACACTTTAGATTACTTACAGATTCTAATTATCTTCCTTATGGTAGATCTTATTTAGAACCATCTAGAAAAGTATTTAAACAATTAATGTTAATGGAAGATGCTATGTTAATTCATAGAATTATGAGAGCACCTGAAAAAAGAATATTTTATGTAAATGTGGGATCTATTGAATCTTCACAAATAGAAACATTCATGAAACAAACCATGAATAAAATGAAAAAAACACCTCATATAGACCAAGCAACAGGAGATTATAATATGAAATTTAATGTTCAAAATATGACAGAAGATTTTTATATACCTGTTAGAAATAATGACACATCAACTCGTATTGATACTACAAAAGGTTTAGATTATGATGGAACAACAGACATTGAATATTTAAAAAATAAAATGATGGCTGCTTTAAAAATTCCAAAACCATTTTTAGGTTATGAGGAAGGAGTAGAAGGAAAATCAACACTAGCAGGTATGGATATCCGTTTTGCTCGTACAGTTGAACGTGTTCAAAGAATTGTAGAATCTGAATTAACTAAAATTGCATTAGTACATTTATATTCACAAGGTTTTGATGATGAAGATTTAATTGATTTTAAATTAGAATTAACTGTACCATCAATTATTTATGAACAAGAAAAAGTTGAATTATATACTTCTAAAACAGCTGTAGCTCAACAAATGATAGATAGTAAAATAATGAGTAAAGATTGGGTTTATGAAAATGTATTTGGTTTATCACCAGATCAATATAACCAACAAAAAGAAGAAATTCTTGAAGATTCAATGAATACTTTTAGACTTAACCAACTTGAAAATGAAGGAAACGACCCAGTAGAATCAGGTATTTCTTATGGTACTCCTCATGATTTAGCATCATTATATGGTAATAAAAGAGACAAATCAGTAGGACCAGCTCAAATACCAACAGGATATGATGAAAAAGACCCAGGTAGACCAGTAGAACGACCTCAAAGATATCAATCTGATAAAAGTAACTTTAGTAGAGATCCATTAGGAAAAACAGGATTAGCTCCAGATAAAGTAGAAAAATTATCAGATGGAAATAAAGTTTCAACACTTGAGGCAGCACAACTTAAAAAATCTCTTCAAAAAATTCGTAATAAAAAACAAATTTTAAAAGAAAAAGATAATAAGGGAATGTTATCTGAAAAAAATATTAAGCCTCAGGAATAGGTCTATATTTATATACGATAAATTCGAATTTATAAAAAATGAAAGTAAAACATTCTAAGTATAAAAATACTGGAATATTATTTGAGCTTTTAACTAGACAGTTAACCTCTGATACTATTGCGGGAAACCAACCAAAATCTCTGTCTTTTTTAAAAAAACATTTCAATAAAAAAACAGAATTATTAAAAGAGTATAAAATATACCATACTCTAGCTACTCAAAAATATAATAAGGACAGTCAAGCTACCATGTTAATTGAAACATTAATAGAAGCACATGAAAAATTAAATAAAAGCCAATTAAGAAGAGAAAAATATAATTTAATTAAAGAAATTAAAGACACATATAATGTAAATAATTTTTTTAAAGCTAAAATCACAGATTATAAAGTAATGGCATCTATTTTTAATTTATTAGAAAATAAAGAAGCTACACCTTTATCTATAGTTAGTTCTAAAACAACTATCTTAGAACATATCACAGGAAAACAATTATCCAATAATAAAAAGAATGTTGTTTTAGAAAATTTTGATAAACAAGATAGAGATACAAGATTACTTACTTATAAAGTTTTACTTGAAAAATTTAATGACAAATATAGTGGTTTACAAGATAACCAAAAAACATTACTAAAGGAATATGTTAATAGCGTTACTAACAGTCCTGCTCTTAAATCTTATATCAACCAAGAAATTAAAGAAGTTAAAAAAATACTTACAAAATATTCTAAAAAAGTTGAAGATAAAGCAATAGAAATAAAATTACAAGAA